GCCTTGATATATTTTATGTACATTATCCTCTACATTCCAACCATTCTTATTTGAATAGTCATCAAAGTCAGAAAATAATTGTTCAACCAAAGATGTAGTTGGAACAATAATTAGGCCACGGAGGTTTTGATATTGAATGAGTTGTCGAATGATTAGATAGATGATTAAGGACTTGCCTGAGGCAGTTGGAGAGAGTAATAGTTTTCTACGCTCTCGCATTGCTTTGATAAAGGCAGAAAGTTGATAATCTCTAATTTCGATGTCACGACCACCTGATTGTAGTTGTAATTCCTCTACAAACTTTTTAGCATGATAAACAGGGAATTCATCCTGTAAGTTAGAATATGGGGCAATAAATTCAAGGTCATATTCACGCTCTTCGCAGAAGATTTGCAAATAAGTTACTAGACCTAAGTAAATTTGAGAAGAATTAAGATTGAATAAACGAATCTTACCATCCCAAATTTTATTTTTAAAAGCTGGGGTAAATTGATATCCTGGAACCATGAAAGTAAAGTATTCGGATAATTCTCTTGCTACATGTTTCTCGCAATGAATCTTAGCAAATACTTCGTCTTTTTTGGATACTTGGACTTTATCTGGCACCGGAGATAAACCTTTCGTGCTGCATATGTTCCTTCAGTTGCCATGTACGATTATTCAATTCTTTTAAAACTGATTCACATACAGAAACACACTCATCGTGATATATTTTCTTTTGTAATAGGGTAATTAAATCTTTATCGGATTCTAAGTAGGTAGCAATATCAGATTTAAGAGTATACCTGAATGGTTCCCAACCTTGTTCAGTTAATTCTTCTTGTGACATTTTGCCAGTATAGTATTCCCATTTAAGTCGTTTAATTTTATTATAATCAAACGAAGCCTTTTTACTAGAGATACGGTGTTTGGACATAATAGTTAAAAACTTATTATGAATTTTAGGTATATTTAATATTTCTTTAGAAGGCTCTGTAATATCAATTTCAGAGTCTTTTCGCCATAAATCTAGTATTTGTTCAAGTGTTTCCATGCTGTTCTCATTTCAATTTCATTACATATATTATAACATAATCAAGAGCTTATGTCAAGCCTAGTTGAGAACTTCAATGTCGTAGAAGTCATACCTGAACTCAACCGTAGCGGTTAAGATATCATCCGCGGATCCTGTTGACTTGAAATCAATATCAGTTAATGAGATTGGAAATAAATTAGCATAATGTATTCTAAATTTGGGATTATTTAATCCTGACATAACAGTTAAAATGCCATCGGCGTATTGAACCATTTGTTTTTGGCTTTGTTGTTGTTTTCTTTCGTATATATTGGTGTAGTTCTTACCGTTCAATAAAGTTAAATCACGCATCCAATCATGTATATCGGTCCAAGCTTTAAGTTCTGAATCAATAATAAAAGTTAAAGACAAGGCATTATATTCCAACTTATTACCAGGTGAATGTAAATCTACAATAGGAGTAGAACGAGTGACAGCCGGTAATGACACACCAGGCAGATTGGCTTCTTGACAGAAATAGGTAACATTATTAATACGAGGCATTACAAACACATATTTGGTGGTCTGTAAGAAACTAGTATTCTGTGGTTGTTGGTTTATTGCACTTGGTTCGGCCATGGTATCTCCTTATGTCCTCTATTTATACGCATAAAAAAGAAAGGGAACCGAAGTTCCCTTTCATAATTACCACTCTTACGGTGATTTAATTTATCACATTTACATATAGTTCATCACATTAAATTTGCGACCTGAAAAATTCTATAGTAAACATTGCTACGAGTAACTAAACGGCCATTACCTGTTGCAGAATCATAGATGCCTTCAGCAAATGGGTTAGCAACCATACCGTAACGAGTTTTGAAACCGATTTTAGGTTGGAATGTGAATTGGTCAACTGCACGAACCATTTGTAACGGTACATATGGGCAATAGAAAATACCAGCATCGTAAGGACTTGAACCTTTATAACCAACTGTTACCAATTCGTTATTAGATTGATATCCACCAAAGTATGGATCGATATACACTTTAATACGACCGTGTAATAGACCAGCAAATGTATTACCTGTATCATCTACTTGTAAGTCTGCTGATAAAGCAGGAGTGTATTGTAACACACCAGCCATAGCAAGAGCAGAAGCTACATCAGAAGAAACGATAAGTACATTACCTTTACCTCTACGAGTTTGTTTTGCAATTACGTTAGCATCACGTTCAATTTGGAAAATCAAACCTTTAAAGCGTTCAACTGACCAACGACCGTTAGAGTCTGTATCTAAGTTAAAGATACCTGCTGTTTGTGTACCGTATTGAGCACCAGCTTTAGCAACTGTGTAGATAGTACGAATAACTTCACGGTTAATTTCAGCAAGAATTTCTGTTGAAAGAATATTGCTTAATTCTGTTTCAGCATCCAAACCATGGATTGCTTTCAAGTCTTGAGCAAGTTCTAGTGAGTATTCAGCTTTCAAAGCACGAGATTGAGCAGTTACAGAAACTTTTTCAATTGAGAATGCCATTTGTTGGAAAGCAGGATTGCTATCAGCGCCAAGATACTCAGCAGATGATGTTGACATACCAATACCAGATGTGAATGTGTTAGAACCGTTCACTGATTGGTTGATGTTGCCATAAGCAGCTGGGTTAGTATTAGCATCAGTTGCAACTACACCACCAAAACCGTATGGGTTTGAAGTAGATACATTGCCTGAGAATACTGTGTTAGCTTCATTAAAGAATGCTTCAGCACCGCTTTGACCGTCATAACGGGCACGCATTGCGAAAATTAGACCAGTAGGGCCTGTCATTGGTTGTACACCAGCAACATCATAAGCAATTAAGTTAGGTAAAGCACGGCGAACCAAACTGATTAAGATTGGATCGTAGTTTTTTACACCACCGGTTACGTTAGTAGGACCAGCATCAGTTTCATTCAATTGCATACGCTCTTGAAGGATAGCTTTTTGTTGGTTTTCAAGAACCATGGCTGTTACAGCCTTTTTATATGGGTCTTTGATAGCTTGCAGTTCTGGATGTTCCAAAACTGGTTGCCATTTTGATTGTAATTCTTCTGAAAGATACATCTTTAGCTCCTTAGTTTTTCTTATTAGGTATTGTATTTATTTTTTTAAAGTTTTAGAGATTGTTTGTGCATAAATTGACATTTCAGGATCAGCAATTTTTGTTTGCTTATCATCTTCGTCATCAAAATGAACAGACTCTTCCAAGAACTCTTTCGAATCAGCAACTTTGACACCAGAAGGGAAATAAGATTCTTTAATCATTTCCATCTTTTGAGCAAATTCGTATTCGGTAGTGAAATCAACACCTTCTGCAAGTGCAGCAATTTTTTCTACCTGGGTTTGTGTCAAGCCTTCACATACTGCGTAAATAGCTTCAACTTTTTTATGCTCACTCAATTCTTTTGATAACTCAATAGATTGAATAAGTTGCGTATTTAATTGTTCTTCCAATTCAGCCACTTTTTCGGCTAACTCTTCTACAATGTCAACTTTTTCTTCAGGAATATCAATGTAATGTTCAACGAACAAACCTTTTAATCCTTCAATAAAGTTTTCAACTACTTCTGAACGAAGGCCTTTTTCAATAGCAATGGTATTTTCATTCATCCATTCTTGAACCATATAGTTAAGATAGTCATCAACTTTTTCTGCCAACTCATCTTTAATTGACTCAACGGCTTCATCAAATTGTACATTTAATTTATCTTCAATTCTTTCAGCAATAGTCCAAGCACGAGCAACTACAGCGGCTTCAAAAATTGTAGCAGCACGAGATTTAAAGTCTTCTGATAAATTTTCACCAGCTAATAGTGCATCAACATCTTCTGAAGCATCATAAGCAAAATCTTCTTCTGAAATCATAGAACCATCTTCTTCTGTTTCTTCACCGTAGGTAGAGAAAGTTGCGCCTGGATTCTTTTCAAAAGTTTGAGTAGGTTTCTTACCTGCTTTACGGTCACGAACTGTTTCATATGAATCAGCATCACCTTCAACTGGAGTTAAATCACTACGGCCTTCATGGTCTTGTGGACCAGTAACTTTAGTAATACCAACACCATCTGTTTGTTTACCTAAACCAGTTTTACCTGGAGCGGTTGCAGTTGGAACACCTTTAGTGTAATCTGGATTAGTATCCATTAATTTAGTTGGTGTATGGCCGACATCAACTTGGCCTTGTTTAACACCAGCTGGGTTTAATTTAGTACCTGCTCCAAAGCTATCTTGCCCCTTATGCTTAGCGGCAACATTACCACCAAGAATTTCAGCGGCTGCTTCAGAAAGATTAAGTTTGTTAGTCATTTAAAATCTCCTGTTAGACTTATATTGTTTATTTATAATATTATAGTTTGCTGATAAAGTTTTCGAATATCTGTAAAGATACAGCTTCGATTTCACGGCGACTAGCTTTTCTAATACTTTTTTGTGCTAGGTCTTGGTCCATTTCTGTCCAAACTCCGTTAACCATCATCCATTCTTTGTTTTCCATGATACCTCTCACGAAGGCGTCTGGTGCAGAGGGATCTGCTACAATATCTGCCGCTGTGGCAAGATAAAAATCATCTTGAACTACATTAATACCATTGATAGATTTTAAAGAACCCATACCACGAGAAGAAACGCCTAACTGGCCGCCACCTTCAATTAGATTCTTTGCAATGTTACCCATTGGTGTGTCAAGAATTTTTGCTTTGCCTATCCAATTATCCCCTTCTTGGTGTAAGTCCACAATCATATGTGAAACTCTATCAAGATTAATTGATGGTGAATCAGGATGACCTAATTCTCCGTAAGCACGATTTTTGTTAATATATTGTTCGGTATATCTACCAACTTCTTTAGCCATAACTTCACGGAGGTATTTACGACCGTTACGATTTACAACTTCAGCTTGTAAAAATGGGCCAGTAATAAACATATGTTTTTTACCGTCTTCAGATTCTTCTGTTAGATACGATATTGTTTCGTTAATTTCTTTAATGAGTATCATTTCTTATCCTTATGGTCTCATTGAGTATTCGCCATAATTAAATGCAGCGGGATCCTCAATTTGTCCTTTGCTGTAATCATAATTATCTTTACGCAATTCGATAACAAATGTATATGAACTATTAGCTACTTGGCCAGTAGTAACAATACCAATATCGCCATTACCACCAAGAGCATTGTTTTCAATATTAGCATATGACCCATGTTCGTCCCAGTTACCAATATCTGAAGCTGCAAAAATAGTTGCGTTATTTGTTGTGTCTGCAGCATTTTGTGTATTAGCTTCGCCTGTCCAAAATAAAGAAACTGAACCTTTGCCAATAGAATTATACATGTTTACATCATACCATAGTTTAGTAACTTCTAATCCATAATATGGTAAAGCACCAGTGTTAGCCGGATTAGTCATTAAATTAGCACGAGAGCTATCTAAAGCACCATACAGTGAATTAGCTTGAATTCTAGCAGTGTTGCTTTCGGCTATATTATCACTAAATTCGCCAGTAAGCTTAATTACTGTTTTTTGATTAGTATCTTTCAATACTTGATATGAAAATTTTGACATCTTTTATCCTTTGGTCCTTGCACAATCCAGAATAGTATTAATTTTATCTTTACGATTTTCTTCTGTTGTAGTAATTAGACTACCTTTTACATCATAAGGAATGGTGATATATTTATCCAATTTATCTATATGATATAATGCTACTCTTTGGCCATTAGGAAATTGTCTAATGGATTTTCTTTTCATTACTAAAATAGCAGGCGGATCTTGAGCGTGAACCTTTGATTCTTTAACATTCTCAAGGTCGTGTTCTGCTACTTCTTTAATTTCTTTACGCATTATTCTTTATTTTTCAAAGAAGATTTCTTAACCATTTTCTTAACTAGTTCTTTATCTTCTTTTTCATCATCGTGGTCATCTTCTTTTTCATCTGGACCATCTTCACAACTATGGTCAACAGCTTCGCCCATTGGCATTCCACCTAAAAGGGTATGAGCAATTTCTTGTTTTTTAAACTCAATAGCAGAAGTAACTCTATCATGAATTGAAGCATACAAAGCTTCACGCATTTCTGCCGCTTCGTCATCAACTGCATAATCAATTATTTGTCTTGTGTTCATTTTTAATCTCCAAATCGAATATGATTTATTTATAATACTTATTTTTGGTTAAGATTCAAGTCGCCACCACCGCCACCATTTGCAGTACCGCCACCATTGGCTGACTGTTTTGGTTTAGCAGATGTTGAAGGCGATGCTGGA